ATGCCCGACATATCGTATGTGTCAAAGGTATTGGTTGGCTGAGCCATACTTATTTTCTCCTAAAGTTGTTGGGCCTCCGTCCAAGCAAGAAAAGCATCTTTTGTTTTTCTATCATTCCCCTTATTGGGCGTGTCCTTTTGGGAAGCCATTGCTTTTTGAATAGCAGACGCCTCTTCAGAAGATATTGGCTGTGAACCAGATGTTGTAACTCTAGGAACTCGTTTAACTTTCTTTCCGTCTAGTTTTGCTTTTTTTAATTTATCTAATTGCATTGCGTTGTACGCTACCAAAACTGTTCTGTGATCTGTTAAATTTTCAAGTTCCTGTGGAGTATACCCTTGTGATGTTAAAAACTTTTTAATATCAGTTCGAATTTTTTCCGCTTTATTAGGATCGGCAAGTTGCGGCAATTTCTCTATCAATTTCTTTTGTTCATTTTTCAGAACAACTTGCATTTTTTTTTGATAATCAACTGCTTGATCTTGCTTTTCTTTATCTAATTCAGATTTTAATTTCATCTGCCGTTCACGTTCTCTTGTAACCATTGCCTGTGCCTTAACGTATTCCGTTGGATCTTCTTCAAAGAGACGTTCCAATTCAGAATCGCTAATTTTAGGCGGTTTAAGATTTCCAACAACTTCTTCAAGTCGTTTAACGTATTCGGATTTTTTTTGATTAGCCACGTTCATTTCATCTAATATTTTTTGACGTTCTGCCTCTATGGACTTACGTTCTTCACTTAATTTAGATGTCTTTTGGCGGTAATCAGAATCTTTGGCGTAACCACTTTGTAATTCTGCTAAAGTAACTTTAATTGTCTCGCCATTGACTTTGACTTCATAAAGCTGCTCGTCAGTTTTCGATGTGGTGTCCTCTGACACTAATTCCAAATCGTCAGGTGTTAATTCCTGCTCTTCACTTTCAACTTTAGTAGATTGCTCTACTTTTGTTTCTTGTGTTACATCCTCATTCCCTGTGGCTTTTTCTTCTTGCGAAGAATTTAAAAGGTTGATGAGTGCGTTTTCTGCTGTTTGCTGATTAAGCTCAACAGATTCCTTTCCAGGTTGATCTGCCATTGTTTCTCCTTAATTTTTAATTAAAAATTTTATTTTCTTGAATGTCGGTCAATGTCTTATTCGCCAATTTTCCTGTCTCCATGACAGACGTAATTTCGTTGATAAGACTTTCCAACATTTTTCGCATGAGAAATATTTTTTCCCTTGCTTCCGTATCACGAAGAGGGGAGTTCAACCATTCCTGGTTTAGTCTCTCTTCGATCTTTTTTACTGCATCAGTAAAAATCTCGTCTTCTAGGATTCTCTTTGCTTGATTGCCTAGGTGAATTTCTTTTGTTGACATTTATGCGGCTTTTAATTTATTGTTTAATGTTTCAATATGTTCGTCATCATAGTCCGCAAACTCATTATCATTAATTATAAATGTTCCGCCCTTGACTATAGGAACATAAACAAATTCTGGTTTATCATCTATAATAAATGAATCTGGGTGTTTAGAAACATATATCCAATTATTATTATATTTAACTTTGTGTGTACCTGTAACTTTAACATTATGTAAAGAATACATTTCTTCGTCTAATTTTAATTTAACCATTCCAAGAATTTTAATTCCGTTAATCAAATCTCCTGGCTCTAAATCTTTTATAAGTTTATTTCCAATTATTTGTTCAGGATGGAAACAGGAACCTTTTTTGTATGTTTTAGTTTTATCTATATTTTGAGAACTATTATTATCTTGAATTTGATCCCAAGAATTTTGTATCGTTTCTTTTTCGGTCTTCGATAAATTAACATTATTCTGTTGTTTTTCAACCCATTCTTTGTCAAATTTATCTGGAACTGCGCTGCTGTTGCCAGACTCGGCTGCCGCTTTCAGCGTATCAATGGCATCGGACATGGAACCATGGGCCTGTACCACTCCGTAGGCAGATTGAAATTTTCCATTCTCCAAATAATGTCCGCCTGAACCCGTGTGATACACAACATTGTCTTCTCCCTGACCAGAGGGAGCAAACTGATTCATTATTGCGTTCACTTTCTTAAACGTGCCAGGAATTTTAACTGTACCAGAAGAACCTGTGATGTTTAAACCTTTATTAAGCATCTGTGATAATTTATTTGCTTCCTGAAAAATTTTTGAAAATGTTGCAAATTGTTTTCTGTCTTCCCCTTCTCCACCAAATCCACTTAAAAACATTTTTTTCTTTTTAAGCGCATTGGTGAACCATTCATATTGTTTATCGTTCATCATCTGTGCAGGTTTAGATAAAATATTTCCCGCTAAACCTATTTTTTCCATACCTTCAACTTGCATAGGACCAAGTAACTCGTCTGTATCCTTATCAATATATCCTTTACGTATGCCGTATTCCATTAACTCCTGTTCCGTCATGTCATTGAGTGGAACGCCAGATATGTTTAGGGTTTCAGGTACATTATCCCTGATTGTTCCGTATTTCTGTGTAGAAATTGTGTCAAAACTGTTTGAATCCTTTTTTCCGCTTTGTACATTGCTGTAATCAATTTCAGTTTCCTCTTCTTCCTCTTGCTCATCCTCGTCAGAAACATCAACCTGTGGAACCACTTCATATTGCGCGTAATTTTGTTGAGGATTAGCTATTGATTTATAAGGAAATTTTTTAAAAATTCCAAAATCTTCATCATATCCCGTAATTTGATCTTCACTTAAACCTTTGGACAATAATTCATTAAAAATAGGTAACGTATATTCATAACGTGTTTGTTCTACACCGCTAGGGTCTATTCCTAATAAATTTGTTAAATAACTATTCTGTGCCATTTATGTTTTGCCTTCGATTCATGTTTTGCATTGCGGTGTTTTCTAAATCTGCCGCTTTGCGCAATTCCGCTGAATCATTTTTTTCCGCCTCAATTTTAAGTTTGGTTTCCAGTTCTAAAATTTTCTTCTGCATGTCGTAAACCATCTCTTCACGTTTTTGTTGGATGTCAGCGACAGCTTTTTCTTTACCCGCTTCTATCTCTGCCATTGCAGCCATAAGAAGAGGATTTTCCTTCATAGGATCTGGTGGTGGCGGAGGAGGAACTGTTGCAGGATCAACAAAGAAAGGTTCTGCTGATTTAAAACCTGCATTAACAACTAATTTTTCCAATGTGTTGTAAATTTTATTTTCATCAACCAATCTTCCGTACCCACCTTCTTTAACAAGCATTTGCTGTATTTGTAAAATTTGAGAAAGTAAATTAACTCGCTGATCGGTATTGCCCGTTCCTAATCCAACTTGGATGGAAACGTCCATATCCTTATCCGCCCAATCCGCAGGGTTCATTTCAACAAAATTATTGCGAAGTCTTATAATGCGTGATTTGTCCTGATACTTTGTTATAAGCTGCATGATGCACTTGAATAAATCTTTCACACCTGTCTCTGCAAAGATGCGAGCAATAAGTTCTATGCGTTGTGTTGCTGCATTGACTAAAGCATTAACACTTGTAGCTGTCGTGTGTGATTTTTGAATTGTATTGGGGTCCGCTCCCATCTGGGAACGTGAAATGCCAGTTCTAGCTTCTTTGAGTTGGTCTATTTTTTCCAGCATTGCCAAACCTTCATTGAGAAACGAAGGAGTTGCTAATGGCGTTACGGCTCCTGGACCTTTTGTTCTCACAATTCCACCAGGACGTGAAGTGATAAGATCATCAAGTTGAACTTGTCCGTCTATAACTAAATGCCTTGCGTTGTTTTGCAAATACATGTTGTCCATTGTCTGACGAAGAACAGTTGATTTCATTAACTGTAAATCCATAACCAAATCAGCGACACTCATTCCAAAGAATAAATGCGGCATAGGAATTGGTGTTACCATGGAGAAAGGAATGTAATCTATTTCCTCATTATCTAAAATGATAGACTCATTACCGCCCATGGTAATTTTGCGTAGAGTTGGTTTTCCTTTTTTCTCGTAATCAATGTATGTATAACATTCAACAAGACGAACATAGTCTGTTGATTTATCTATACTTTGATATTCCGTATCGGTTAAACCTTCGTATTCTTCCTTAATTTCCTTTTCAATTTCCTTGTAGTAGTGTTTTACGAAGCCATTTTTCTGTAAAAGGGCGTCCTTGAACATGGTATAGAGGATCATAAAGCCAGGATTGTCTTTCATAAAAATATAATTGACATAATCCGTGCATTGATCCGCCATTTGCTGGTCTTCGGGACCTTGTGGGTCAAATTTTACAATTTGTTCTCCTGCTGTGAAGATACGAAGCAAGGAAGGAAGGATATTTTCAACAACTTCCAACACATCTTGCGTTACTACTTGGGAACGACCTTCAATTTCGTTACCATAGGGCTTTCCTAAATAGTATTTAAAGGCAGTTCTGCGTTCAGACCCTATTGTGCCTTCTAAAAATCCAATGGAATTTTCTAATAATTGTCCTAGAAGCGCTAAAACTTCTGATTCTTTCATTCTAGCCATCTAATCTTCCCATTTTATGTGCAATGGTCCGTCATCCGCGCCTGTAATTTGCTGCTGTGTCTTGTCTCCGTACACTTTGGGAACTAATTTACCTGCCGTCCAATGCGTATCGTGCATTAAGAGCTTTAAAATATGCGTTTCTTCCAAACCCACTTTGCCTTTTCCCTCTTTTGCGCGTTCCAATGTCTCTAATGCCTTCGCCCTATTGTCTCCAAGCATGTATTCTATGCCCTCTTGCTTGCTTCTGCTGTACTCTTCCTGAAATCCTTCTTTTTTTCGAAGCCAAGTTCGTATCGTTTCCCAATCAGGCATCTGTTTATCACGGCATATTGAACGAATAGACTCTCCATTGGCTAGTCTATCGCAAATATCCTTGACCATTTGCTTGTTATATTTTGTTGGCATTACCATTATACTATTCCCATATTTCCATATTTAATTTTACTTTTAAAATCACTTGTTTCATTCATTCCTACACTCATATAGCGCAGGGCATCACAAGCATGACTCGCCCATGAGTGCTTTGGTTTATTTAACAGTTGTCCTGTTCTGTCGTTTCTCTCCCATTGGTACTGTCGCATTGCTTCAATACCTGTTTTACATTTATCCCGATCAAACCACATACGAGAAAAAATCATACGCGTTGCATTGATACCATCTTCGATGGATAATTTAGGAACGATTGTAAAATAGAGTCCTAGATTATTTGCAATTTCATACCTAGACTTACCGCTTGATAATTCACGCTGCCGTAAATCATGGGGTCCGTAATGGTTTGAATATTGATACCCTTTTTGGGCTAATACTTTTACATAATGGTCCAAGCCCATTCCTGTATTTTCGTAATAATCAATTAAGTGTATTCTGTTTCCCACACGTTGGAAGAACCATATGCTTGTCGCATCTCCAACTCCAAGGTCCCATGCCGTGTCCACTTTAAAATTTTCATCGTATTCTATTTTAGTAATGCGATTATCATCTTGTGCTTTGGTCAGGGAACGAGTGTAAATACCACCAAGAACACCTGCATCAAAAGATACTTCAAATTCTTGTTCGTATTGTTCCTCACTCATCATCTTGCGAGCTGCTTTAAGTTCATCCTCATCAATGATACCTGTTTCACTCGCCTTAAAAATAGCGGAGTACCATTCATCAGAATTATTAACGGCGTTGTCATACAGATCAAAAAACGCGTTATGTCCTGCGGGAGTTCCTATGGCTATAAGCCATCCTTTCCTGTCCGCCAAAGCGGGTCTTAAAACTGTCCATATGTCGGGGGGCATCATCGCAATTTCATCCACCACGATTCCGTCAAATCTCTGTCCCCTTAAATTATCGTAGGAGTCAGCTCCGAACATTTGTATCGTCCTGTTTCCAGGAAGAGTAACGCGAAGCTCTGTCGTGTGATAATTCACACCAGGAATTTTTTCGGTGTAGTCTATGCAGTATTGCCATGCCGCCTGCTTTGCCATTCTGTACGTAGGGGCGATATATCCATACTTGGGACTTGGCAATGTATTCAGCATACATTTTTTTAATATTTCATTCAGGACTAGGCATGTCTTCCCGAAGCGCCTGTGTGCCACCAGCACATTCCATCGCTTTAAGTTCTTGTGAACTTCTAACTGATGTTTTCTTGGCTTGTAGGGTATCGTTATTTTCATTTATGTTCAAAAAGAACTTGATCGGCCAAAGCTGTTGACCCCCTTTTTTTTCTGTGCTGATAGCCGCCCTTGTTATTCGGACCTATCCTGCTGTCCTGCTGTGTCGGCGTTCTCCACATTGAGGGTTTGGATAATTGATTGCCCGATGTAGAACGGGATTTGAGGGACGAGGCTGTTTCCGAGTGCTTTAAGTCTGTCCACCCTGTTGGGTACCCCATTAACCACTCTACCCACGTTGGGTTCAGTTTTCCAATAGTTTTGGTTTGTAAATTGTTTTTTGGAATCCAGGGTTTCATTCTTGCTGGAGTGAGAGAACCCATTTGCATTTGTTCCGCTTCCTCTTTCGTCAATACTCCCTGATCCACCAGTTTCCTGTATCGTCCTATCGACCCTTCCGATGGCATCATTGACGCCGTAGGCGTTGGCCACATCGCTTGTGTGTATCTGACATTGGTTGCCAAATTGGACATTTTCTTGTTGAAATTTTTCTGGTCCATTTTTGCCATCGTTTCCACCGAAGTTCTGTCTTCGTACTCCGCTGGCGTTGGCCACATCTGAACTGTTCCCCTTAAATTCCCCTTCGCTACATCGTGGGGTATTCCCTTGTCGTTTGGTTTCATATAGGCCTGTAGTGAGTCCGATATTTTCGGAGTTGGCCATAAGTTCCATTTTGGTTTCTCCCCCTTGTTCGGGGAATGTTGAATTTGCTCCGCTAGTGATCCTGGCGGTATCGTCTGTCTGCCCGTTGCCAATCTCTTTATTCTTTTGTTCTCCAATGATTGCTGGCTGCGCTGACTCACTCCCACTACTGTCGGAGTTTGCCACAATCCAGATTCTTTCTCTTTGGTGGTTGGCGCCGACGCTCGAAGCTGAAATACTAAAC